CCGCATCGAGTTCTTCACACTGTTTTTTGTACCAGTCATCATCCTTACGCGGATCATCCCGCCAGTGAAACGTGAACACGTCCACTTTGCCGCTGTGCCGTCGCTCAGCGAACGAGTTCGCCATACCGTTTGGCGTTGAAATGTCCTGGCGGCAGTTGGTAGTTGCTGACAGCGAGGCGTCCACCAGATAAGGGCGCTCGAGGAATGCGGACTCATCGACAATATAGAATGATGTACGGTCACCACGCCCGATGCCGTCACCGGCCTCGCCAGTAATGGCTGACTCGGTATCCGGGAAGAGAATACGCATGTGAGGTGCATGCGCTTTTGGGTTCCAGCCGCCGCGAAACTCCGCTGGCAGCAGACCAATAAAGTTTCGCGCTTTGTCGAACAATGATTTAGGCGAGCCTATCTTGTCGACGTATTCCTCTTTGCGCGAGCCGAACCCGGCGATGATGCCGCGATTGAACAGGCACAGCGATGCCGCCATGCCGACCGTCAGCCACGACATACCCATATCACGCGTTTTCTCGGTGATACCCGGCTTTGAGGTGCGCCAGTGCTCAACGAACCACTGAATCCACTCCTCCTGTTTCGGGAAAAGAAGAAACGGGATGCGAGCCGGCAGACCGCGCTCAACATTGCGCGGGTCCACCGTCATACCCCAATCGATGATGAACTGCGCCGGATTATCGCGATAAAACGCTTTTAGCGCTGGCACCATGCCGGGGTTTTGACGGATACGCTGCAGCCGCTCCATGCGCCATTCGAACACCTGCGTATAGTCCGGCTTGCGGAAATCGAAGGGGAAAGGAATAGGCATGAAATTTTCTCGAAATTAACGCTATTTAACATAAGAGACATTACCCGCCGCGCGCCGATGACACTCGCTTGAATGTCATCACGAAAGGCTTATTTTCTAATGATTTCATAGCGGAATAGCTGAAATCGGACTGCATAAACGTTGCATAAAATCGCCTTTAAAATGCATAGGCTTGAAAAGCATTGAAACCGCTGTTTCAGACAGTTATCCCATCATCTTGCGATAAAGCTCGGCTGCCTCGTCAGAGGTCAGCGCAACGTTCTCCGTTTTAATCGGACCGCCATTAGCCCCCGTGCTTTCGACCTTTAGCTTATTGGTGTAAGCATCCCCGACTTCTTTTGCTGCCTGCTCTATCAGCTGAGCGGTCAGCGCGAAGTTCTTCATGCCCTCGGTGCGGGTTGCCATTCGGTCAAGCGCGCGCAGACGATACGCCTTATTGGCAATCGGGATGTCAGCTATTTCATTCTGGAAGCGAACGCGGGTGCTGTTGAACATGTCCACCCATTTTTGTGCCAGCCCTCGCCCATTTGCTTTAGTCGGGTCATGCGACTCAACTTGCTGGCGGCTGATGGTGATCCCGAATTCTTTCTTGACGGACTCCGCCACAACCGATGGCGTATCAAAGCAGGCGAGCGACTGGACGATGAAGGCTTTGACCTCACCTTTGAGAGTCGCCATTGTTTACCTGCCCGTCATAATCAGTCACTAATTAACCAGCCTGAGCATGCACGTACCGCACGCTCTGGCTATATTCAGTTTTGCTACCTCAGCCGGTTGGCTGGCGGCGTCGATCATCTCCTGCACTTCAACGCTGGCGCCGTAGCGGCGCACCACACCAGTGAACTCTTCAACGTCGTGCCCACGCATGCAAAGCTTGGGCTGACCCTCGCGCGTGAACTCCGGCGCGCCAAATTCGTCTGTTTTCTGCGCAATATGATAAAGCTCATGCTCCACCAGCGCGCAGAATTCCAGATCGCTGCACTGCATGCAGAAATCGGCGGCCAGCGTGATGATGAAGTCCGGCTTTCTGCCGAACCACTCATGCATCTGCTGTTCCATGCGTGCTTTTTGCCAGCCACCAGCACGCATCATCACTTCCTCAGCCTGCCCCAGAACGGTACGCCCTTTTTTGGTAAAGGCTGTAGAGGCCCATAGAAACGCTATGTCAGCCTCAGCAAGATGTGAGTGATCGGGATTATGCAAATATCCATCACTGCTGAGAATTTGTTCCTGCACCCAATACCAAACCTCATTAGCAGGAATTAGAGAAATATATGGCTTAAATTCCTCTATCAAGTCCTTAGGCGGCATTGGTCGTTCACTCATATCAGTTCCTGACGAAAGTCACTTTAGTGGTGATAAGGCGGCGAATAAGCCTCGCGGCCTCACGCTCCATGTCGGCAATGGTTTCTGGCGTAGCAGGCATGCGTGCATATTTACGTTCAATTTCGCCCAGCACGGCGTTAACGTCTGCATTAGCCGGCGGCAAAATATCAACTTTGAGACGAGACATGTGAAACTCCGGTCAGATTGTGTCAGCAATATCGGGTGCGCTCGGAAACGCACCCTGTATTGCTTACAGATATTTTTTTGCCAGAGCCTTCAGCTCATCTTTCGCCGCTGCACCCAGCTGGGCTACACCGCTCTCTACAAACGCTAGTGCTGCTTCGAAGTCCTGCACACCTGCTTTCACTTCTGCCGCCGGGGTGGCTGATTCGGCCGCAACCGCTAGTACCACTTGCTGAGTGGTGACAGGCAATGCAGTTTCGGTCTGCTGTACTGCGGTTCCAGTGCCGGTGCTGGCGGAGGTCAATGGCTCAGACATTTGGTTGCTCTCTTCTTTGGGGTGGATAAACAGGCCTTTCAGCCATGTCAGGAATTTGGTCATTTTTGCCGTTCCAGTTCGATTTTACGGATGGCGGCCTTATCACGGTTGCAGTTGGCAAGTGAGTTGAGCAGGCGCTCGTTCAGCTCCAGACTGTCTCCCCATGTGAACGGGTCAGGGATGAGTGGCACTTCGCAGTCAGCCAGCAGGCTTACTGGTATCTGAACCGGTGGCACCTGAACGTACTTTGTTTCGGTTCGTACGCAACTGGTCAACAGCGGCAGCAGGAACAGGCTGAGCAGCACATACATCGCCTTTAATCGCCTGACGGATGATAACCACCCTTCCCTCGCTTTCTGAGTTACTGGCCTGATTATCATCATGGGTTGCCTGAGCGATGTCGTTGAAGAGTGCTGTGGCTCTCAGAACGTTGGTTGTGATGGCCTCGGCTGATGTCTTTTCCTGCTTCAGTTGTTCATTCTGCTGAGTGAGCAATACCTTTGAGGATGACTGAAGCTTTACGGTGACGCAGAGGGCGATGACCAGCAGAATCAGCACCGCTATGGCTACAGCGTCCCACTTGATTCTGCTGAGCGCCATTACTGACCTCCGGGCACAATGTCTGATACACCAGGCACGATTCCTGAACCTGATGAGTCGCGATCACCCCAGTTACAAATTTCGCGCTCAACCTCGCGGCGGTTGGCCAGCCCCTGAACTCTCACCCGGTCAACATATACCCAGCTGCGCAGTCCATCACACGCCTGTTGATAGCGACCTGCATTCAGGTTGCGAAGCACAGATGAGTGCTCGAATGCATTAACGCCAACGTTGTAGCTAAAAGAGATAAGCGCGGCTTTCTGGTATGCATTCGATGGGACCTTTACCGAACGTTCGACTGAGCGGGAGTAAGGCTGAAGGTGCTTTTGCAGCAGCGCATCGCATTCCTTCTGCGTGTAGGTTTTCCCCTGCACAACATCCGGCCCGGTAATGCCGTTACACACGGTAAGCACCCCGCCTACATCGCGGTATGGCGTGTAAGAGTTACCCTCAAGATTGGGGATCAGCACGGCAGCGATAGCGATAGCACCACCACTCGCGGCGACAACCAGGCGCTGACGTAATACAGGTGTGATTGCCATAGTCAGTCATCCTGTGGTGGAGCTGTGATATATCCGCGATTCAGTGCGGACTCATACGCTTTTGTCTGGCGGCGCTTGAAATACAGGTTTGTGATGTAAGTGGCGATACCAATACAGATACCGCATATCAGCGCTATAAAATTCCAGTCGAGGCCATGGAGCCATTGAAACATTCCTCCAGCACCTCCGCAGATTAGGCCACCTGACGTGCAGTACGAGGCAGCCGAAGCAATTTTGTCCGGCATAGTTTTCATATCCACCCCTTGAGCGGGGACTTGTCCAATTAGGAATTGTCTACTTTCTGAACTGGACAAATCCGGTTAGCTTTTGAGTTGTCGAGACCTAAAAGCCCGGTTGCCGTTGGGTAGCCAATGAGAAAGAATCCGCCTGAGTGCGGATTTTTATGCATTAAAGACGCCCGCTGCCACACAGGATCACGGTTGAGAGTTAGTTGATTGGCAGGGACGAAAACAGAAAAGCCAGCTCTAAGGCTGGCCTTTAATTAGTTGCGGGCGCCACCCCGCTGTATTGGCGTTTTGTAATTCACCCCACCCGGCGCTTATCTCCGGCACTCGCAATGGCTTAGCTCTTGAAGGGGTAAAGTTGTTCTGCCCTGACGCAATAGCGGTTAAAACATGACACGTCTGTCCAGGGCTAACTTGGCGGGAAGGCGTGGAATCGAACCACGATAAGTTGGTTAACAGCCAACCGTAAGGACCTTTATACGACCTACCCATATTTGGAGCATCCTGCCGGATTTGAACCGGCGTCATCTGGTTGGAAGCCAGAGATACTTGGCCGCTGTACGAAGGATGCAAAAACGAAAAAACCCCGCCGATAGCGAGGTTCGCATTATAGATTTCAGGTTGCTTAATTAAATTGGCAAGGTCTTGGGTTTCCCCAAATGGTAAGTCAACCTGCTGGTTTTACTTCCATCTTCCCAACCGGTTATGTCTTCAGAAATTTTAAGCAGTACCCAGCCTCTTGCTAAGCCTTGGTTGGCCTGCCCTAAGTCGTCAGTGGTGCGAATTTCCTGAATTTTTGTAAGATCGAAACTTTCATCGCTCATCGCAAACTCTCCTTGATTAAAACAGATCAATCGGCTGGTCGTGGAGAGGAGCATACAAAAAACCCCGCCATTTGGCGAGGTTTCGGAAGAAGATAAGCGGCGTTGCGTTGTTACGACTCTTAGCACAATAGCGCCTAAAATTCGTAACGAAAAGCAGATTATGCAGATTTCTTGAAATTATTTTTGCGTGTCCAGTCATCCATTTCCAGTCTCGCTCCAGTCATGATGATGCAGGCGTCAATAAATGTTTCGGCTATCATCAACTGCTGCCTTACCTTCCCTTCTGAGCATCTTCTCCAGCGTGCAATTTTGGACTTCGAAACATCAAACATGTAATGCAGCATTACCAGCTCAAGCTCTTCATCCCGGGCTGTTTTTTTCAGCATACCTACCGCTGTGTCAATGATAATTCCGTCATTATCAGAACATGACGCCCTTGAGGATTTACCCTCCTGTGGAAGCAAGCTTCTGAACATTGGGCTGGTAGGCGTCCATCCAACCTGGCTACCTTCATTGGCCGCCCATGATCCCCAGCGCTCTAAAACTAATTGGATATCACGCATTATGCCGCTCTCCCCTTTGAATAACGTTTGTGGCTGGTTTTTGTCTCTGGTAGTTCAATACTCCGGTTTCTCGCTTCCACCTGGTCGATGTAATGGAAGTGGCCATTCCAGAACCGGCGATAAACGGTGCCCAGCGGCCCATTGCGGTTTTTGGTGATGTTGATTTCTGCAATGCCCACCGCTGGCGACTCCGGGTTATAAACCTCATCCCTGTAGAGCATCATGATGATGTCCGCATCAGCCTCGATCTCGCCTGAATCCTTCAGATCGGCGTTTACCGGGCGTTTGTTGATGCGACTCTCAACACTGCGTGACAACTGGCTGAGCGCAACTACAGGGCGGCGGTTCGTCTTGGCCAGCGACTTCAGCCCCTTCGAAACCTCACCAACGGCCAGATCGTGACGGCTGGCGCTCTGAAGCTTAATCAGGCGCAGGTAATCAATGGCCACCAGCGCGGTCTCCGGATACTGCTGTACATGCCGCGTTGCGATGTTCTGGATCTGGTCAACGGTCAGGTTGTTGGCGTCCACAATCCAGATTTTGCGCCCAGTCATCCGTGCGATACCGCTGGAAATGCGCGCCCAGTCTTCATCTTCCAGCTTGTCAGGTGACTTCAGGCGCGAAGCTGAAAGGCCACCAGCTGCGGCAACGTGACGCTCTGCAATCTGGATATCGCTCATTTCCATGCTGAAGAACAGCACTCCCGCACCGCTTGCGGTGAGGTTTTCGGTGATGTCCAGAATCAGTTCGGTCTTACCCATTGAGGGCCGCGCCGCCAGCAGAATCAGGTCCGTCTGGTCAAAGCCTCCTATCACTGCGTCCAGATCATCAATCCCGGTCATAACCGAGCGCCCGGCGCTGTCGGAAGCCATGCGATCATCAATGCGGTTCACAATGACCGGAAGCAAATCATCAAGCGCTACCGGACGGACGGCATCGGACTCTGTCTGTATGGCACTCACAGAGGCTTTCACCTCTTCAAGAATACGAATCCCTGCCTCGCTGTTAGGTGCCGCCTTAAGGCTGC